TGTGCTAATGCCTCTGCCTCAGGATCTAAACCTTCTTGTTCTAATAGCTTCAGCTTACGACCATGCTTACGACTGAAGCTCTCTAGTATTTCTTTGTAAAAATCCATATCGTTATTATAGACAAATAGCCTTCCCCCTATATTTAGAGTGGAAGGCTACTGAGTTCTACCTAAGGAGGTATTAGGTGTTGGTCTTGCTGTAATCAACAAAGTCGTATCGGAAGGTCACTTCAACAGTTGAGAAATCATTCGTGGAATAGTTCTTCTCACTGAATCTGACACCAGTCGGATACACGCCGTAGACCTCAATGTAAGCGTTAGGCTCATTAGTGTTGTCCAGCTCAAGGATGGTCATCTTGGACGCCTTGAAAGACTTGTTACCGGGACCACCAGGAGCGGCCAACTTGGTCTGATCACCTGACATTGGATCATAGATTGACTTGAACCACGTCCAGAGTGCAGGAGTATTGTTAGTCAGCAATTGGTTATCAAAAGTGATAGTAACATTCTCAGGGGTAAACTTACCTGGGTAGAATACCTTATCATTGAGACGGTCAACCACAATGTCATCTACTGAGCCACCAATAGGACTAACTTGCTTTGCGGCAGCGGTTAGCTCTTGTTGTTGGAGAGTAAACTCAGGGGGGAGACCGTAAAACTTTACTTCAAACTGGTAACTGCGAATTGAGTCCAGCTTGGTTGAAACCTTAGGAAGAGTCTTCCCAGGTTCAAAGTTTGCTCTGTAATTGTTCTTTAGAAAACTATCTACCATAATATTATCCGTTTAGTGTAGCCGATTGACTCGTAAGGTTCACTTCGAATACGATCGTTTCGGCAGCCTTCGTAGGCTTGATTGAAACCGAGCACCAAAGCTCGTTGCGATCCACTCTCAGAGGAGTGTTAGTGTTACTATCACACTTCACCGCACCCGACACGATTGCCCTGCGAGCAAGGAGGTCGTCCAAGAATGGGTTGATAGCGTCTTCCACAAGCTCCCAAGTGAATTGGTCGTTTGGCTCGAATTGGAAAGGCTTACCAAGTGCAAGTAAGACCTTTCTAATGTAGATCATCAACCTACGCACATTCACTCTATCAAGAGCGGTTGGAGTTCTTTGAGTCGTTCTCTGCCCGAAGATCGTGATGCCCGTAGTTGGGTCATTTTGAATAGGGTTGATTGAGTTGGAGTAAAGGGAATCCTTATCGCCCTGATTGAATGACTTCTCAGTGGCCGTAGGCTTCGTCAGACGCCCTCTTCTGTAACCAGCCGGGGCAAACCAAGGCTCAGAAACTGCGTCCGTGTAAACGCATTGACGCGCTGCAAAGATAGCCGGATCATACCATTCCTCAGCGGACGAGAAGGGATTGTAAACCTGAACCCAAGGCCAGTAACAAGCAACATAAGAGTTGTTCAAGGCAGCCGTTCTCGAATCAGACTTACCATTGATCCAATCAACAGCGTCTTGTACTTCACCAACGGCTATAGGAGGAGATACGATAGCTAAGAAGTTCTTTGAGCTTTCAGCCAAGGTTCCTAAAGCATTTTGAATCGTGTCATCATTTACACCTGGGATAGCGGCAAGTGAGATGTTTAGGGTATCATCATCAAGAGCATACATACCCGACTTCGTAGCGGCAGCTCCAATAAGAGCGTCACTATTAGCAGCGCCACTATCACCACCAGCAAGAGCAAAAGTACCTTCAATCATCTTTTGGAATCGTGGGGTTGCAGCCACCCCGACCTCACCATTACCACCAAATCCAGCAGACGTGGAACCCTTCTCACCAAAGGTTTCAGGAGCATTGTATTCATCAGTGCCACTAACTATTTCAACATACACATACTCCGACTTGTTGTTAGTTGGGTGATCGACAAGAACATATTCAACTGAGTTTTGGCTACCAGGGGCAAGTTCCATGTTTCTGAACAGTTCGGCTTGGGCACCATCACTGTTTACAACAACCTCATCTCTAACGGAAAGGTTATTCACTTCAACAGATAAGCCCTTGACGGAACCATCTCTACGGGTACCTAGGTCATATCCGGTTCCTGGGTATACTGCCATAATGTTTGCATGTACGTCAGATGCTGTATAACCACTTACTATAATATTAGAGCTAGCATCTAAAGCTTTAGCAGCACCGTTGATATCTACACTAGAGAACCCGATGCCTGCACCTGCGCTAGACAGTTGGAGAGTAGTTCCCGAACCAGCAAATCTCGAAGCTAGGAATACAACGTCATCTTCAACATACGCATATACAGGCTGATCAGATAGAATTTCAGGATTCAAAAGGTTTTGAAAGATAGCAGCACGAGTAGTATAGCCAGTGGAACTAGCAAGCTCAACCGTTCCAGTAACTGCGTTGGCACCCGCATTGTCAGTTACTCTATAGTAGATTGACGAAGTTTCACTAGGAGTATAGCCACTAACAATGACGGCAGGGCAGGCACCTACACCACCCTGTGCAGAAGCGTATTCAGCACCACTGGCACCTCTAACAAAGTATAATTGGTTAGTAGCTTCAAGAATTTCCAATGCACCTTCCAAGCCTTGACCCTCAAGGGAAGTGTCAGGTCTACCAAACAATCTAATCAAGTTATCTTGGCTGGTGATAAGAGTTGCCTTATCAACCGGACCCTTGTTAGCAAACCCTACAATACCTACAACACTTGAGTTCAAGTTTGGGGTGTAAATTGAAACATCATTTTCAAGAACTACAACGGACGGACTGGTTGGGATTGCCATAATTAACTATTATTCCTTTTGGATTCTTTCACTACTCTAGGCTTGGCTACTTTTTTATCAACAGCTACAACGGCTGGAGCATCCATTACGGTAGTAAGCTTTATCATTCTTCTCTGAACCAAGTTTACAAGAACTTTACTAGTCCAGGTATCAGGTACATCAACTTTAGCCTTAGGAGCTAGAAAAATAGACGTAATTCCCGTTGGGGTTTTGAAAGGTACCGTCAGTCCCTGCATACTTGTATTCTTTACAATCTTCATTGTATCTATATTTAGGGATGTGGATTCTAACGTATACGATATAAATTAGAGTAGTTTTGGGTAGCTAGCTATATGTAGTTATACGAAGAACCATTCTTGTAAGCCTCTGTAAAATAACAAGTACAGGGTCTTCAGGCGTTTCAGTAGCTCCAAATTCGTAAAGCCCGGCATAAGGTGCCGTAAACGAGCGTACAAACCCGTCAGCATCTACAGCTACCCCCGATGGCAAAGGAACCCCTGATCCATCTAAGCCTCCCCCAGCCGCAGATAACCTTAGGTCCAGCAACGGCGAGGATAGATCCGAGTTTATAAAATCAAAAGTAGTGCCTTTTGTAAGCGAGCTATTACCGTCCAAGGAAGTGTTACTTCTCCAATCGGTAAGATTATAATTCCAAGGGGATTCGTTAAGGTTACATAACAAGACGTTTGTCGCTGCCGGATCTTCAACTCCTACATGATTATAATCACTTGATTTTATTATCCTATTGTAAGAATTCAAATCAAAAGTTTCAGTGCCCGTATTAGGGAAGCCGTTTGGAGCTACCCCACGATACATAAACATAAGTCCAGTATTCGCGCCCGCAGATGCCGGTAGGGGTCCGTATAGAACACTTCCTTGAACATCAATAGAATCTGTAGAGAACCCTGTTGAACTTCCATTGAAAGTCAAAAAAGACGTTCCGTATTGGGAGTCGGAGGCCAAAGCTACGCAGGATCTAAACGAAATGCTTCTATGCACGGCGTCTTCGTCTTCCCGAAAAGTAGTATCTACCACATAAGCTTGGGCTAAACAATTTACAAACTGCACATTTTTAGCCCTGCACACCATATCCCTATCAGACGCTGAAACTGACCCAATACTAATATTACCTATTACTTCACAATTTACCATCCTCACATCTTCCACATAGCAAGCGTCTTCACCCGGTGCGGCATCGGCTTCAAAAGACCATACTGTGTTAAGAGAAAACTCGCTAATAGGTTCAAGCTTACAGTCTACCCAGGAGTTTAGTCTCATGCCCCCTAAACCAGTAGTAACTCCAACACCCGAAGTAGGCCCACAGAGAAGTCTAACTCTACTAGGTGAGTTATAAACCTCAAATCGTTTAGCAAACCCTCTTCCCAACTCCCATAGACGCCCGGAATTTCCATTTGTAATTGTAGACTCCCAAGTAGAAATAGTTAGGTCGCGGAATAACCACTTGTCTACCAAGTTGAATCCATACATTATAATCTGAGACCAGTGGGATGTACTTTGCACATTCTCTAAAGCAACAAAATCATTACCACTTTCAAACCTGAGTAGGGGTGTAACTGCATTGTTCCAACCGGCTATCAAATTATCAAGGTTCACTGCGGAACACCCTACAACCATTACGTTGGGTGACTCATGGGTAGAAAACTCCCCAGTAGTGCGAGAAAATTGAAATATATTTGATCCTGTGGTTACTACAGGGGACGTATCCTCCCTTCCTCCATCAAAATTTATATTTTCAACATGGTAAGACCCTTTTGTCCCTGTTTGGAACCCATCGTAAGCACTTTCGGTTACCCAGTTTATTGAAGGCTTAGTAGCCCCCGTGCCATCCCACAGGAATCTAATCAATATGTTGTCGGTATTACTACCACCCCACACAGTCTCATTACCAGTCATTACATAGTTGGCCCCACCAGCTATCCAGATCACCCCAATTTGACCATCAGATAAAGCAACGGACATTTGATCGGCTGCATATTTGGGAGTTTCAAAAGGTGTTGCGATACTTCCATCGTTAGTGTTACTACCAGTATTTCCATTTACATAATACGTAGTGTCCGCTGCTGAGTTACTCGAAACACTATAGGTATATGTAACCCATGATCCCACGTTCCCCCCAGAATCCATTGCTCGACAGTGAATAATATCGCCATCCAATCCCAACCAAGCAAAGTCCAATACGCCATCCTCGCGCTCAATAATTGAATTGTTCCTTTCAACCCGCCACTGACCTTGGGCATCAATCTCGTCCATTACTCCCACAGCCGGGATACTACCCCTGCAATCAAAATGGACGTGTTGCCTTCCGATGGCATAAGCACTCTCATAGGTTGCCAATACCGTAGTAGTGATCGAAGCCGGGTCCCTAGGCGTTTCAGTAGCTCCAAATTCGTAAAGCCCGGCATCAGGGGATAAACTACTTCTCAAAAACCCAGAAGCATCAATAGAGACGCCAAACGGTAAAGGAAGCCCTGTCCCACTAAGTGGCTCCGTATCATTGGTCAGGGTCAAGTCAATGTCCCTAAATGTAGATGGAAAAAGCCCATCTTCCGTAATGGGTAACGTGGTATTTAGGAATACGTTAGAATTAGTATCATGTCCAGATAGTGTCCAATCCTCTAAGGAATTTCCATTATCAGAGGCAAGAACCCAAGCATCAGTATTCCAATCACCGTCAATATACGCTAAAAAATTGTAATCACAATCTCCTAATATTCTTGACACCTCTAACTCTGGTAATCGGAACGCATTATAAAAGTTAGATTGGCTCGCTGCTGTCGTGGATGAAGGCCAGTATACGCCGCATCCTCTTATACTTAGAGAGTCGTCAGCCCATGCCGACGCTGGAGGTCCAATAGATATAAACTTCCCACCAATTCCATCATTGTTTATAGCTATACAATTCTTCATATTTACTGAAGAAACTTCGTTACCCGGCCCACTTACAGCGAAGGACCAACCCTCCGCTATACAATTTATAAAATCTAGATTTGCAATACTAATACCATTATCTGCCGCCTGCTGATCTCTTATAGAGACTTGGCACCCTAAAAATTTACAGTCTACAAACCTAACATCGTTTACGAAAGAGACTCCTGAGAGGCTAGGATCTGTTGCGAACGCAAAACTAGCGTTGCCCGGGCCTCCGTACTTGGTATACCTAACAGATGACTGTAGTCTTTGAGAGCCTTCCGCTCCCCCCTCAGGACCGGGAATGAATCTAGTACGATTGGAATCCCCGGCATCCTCAGTTACATCCTCAGCATACCCCCTTCCAAGGTTATACAGTCTCAAACAAGCAAATCCGGTTTCCTCATTATTAGGAAGAAATGTAACCCTACTAAATAGCCACTTTTCAACGAGATTCCAACCATAAAAATAGTAGTAATGCCCATTCGAAAATGTGC